ATGAAATTAACCGAACACTTCACATTAGAAGAATTTACTCGCTCAACAACAGCAACTCGACTAAAAATAGATAATCATGTGCCAGATGACTTAATGGTAAATATTTATCTAACAGCTAATAAATTAGAATCAGTTAGAGAAGCTTTAGCTCATCCAATCATTATTACATCAGGATACCGCTGCCCTGCTTTAAATAATAAGGTGGGAGGGTCACAAACCAGCGCTCATACCAAAGGTTTAGCCGTTGATTTCCACTGTGCCTACGGTAATCCAAAACAAATTTGCCAACGATTAATTATGGCTGGCGTTGAATTTGACAAAATTATCCAAGAGTATAATCAATGGGTTCATATTGAATTTAGTCACACAAACCAACGCAGACGTGTTCTTACAGCAGTAAAACAAAACGGCAAAACTACTTATTTACCAGGATTAATATGAACAAAACCGACGTTACTATTGCTTTTGCATTTATATTATTGTTTTTTATTATCAGCGATTTACTGCAAGCTAAACAATTAGCACAAAATGAAGCTAGTCAATTAGCGCAAAAATTAGGTCAATTACAGCAAACAATTATCAAAAATAATCAAATTATCGCTGACAACGAAAAAAATAAACAGTATTTAGAACAGCAATCGCTACAAAATCAGGAACAGATTAATGATCAACTCAAAGAGAATTATTGCGCTAACCAGCTGGTGCCTCTGCCTATTTCTGGTAGCTTGTACAACCGAGCGAAAAATCTTCGTCAGTCAACCAATACCCGAGAATTTACTCGCTAGTTGTCAACCGAACTTGCCTCCTCAACCAATGACCTTTGGCGATAGTCTTAAATACAACGAACATCTATTGCATGTCATTGAAAAATGTAATGCTGATAAACAAGCTATTCGAGAGATTAATAACTTTGATAGCAACTGATCTTTGTTAATTGATCGACAATACTTTATCCTAATCTTTCAACGTATTGTATTTCAATTTGCCACAATTTTACTTAATTGCTTAAAAATGATTTAACAACGACCATAATATTAAATAACTATTTATAACAATTAACCCTCGCACCTCGGCGACGTAATGGTTTTAATAGATCGACACCTTTGTTTTCCGCCAAGCCTTATTTGTTGTAACACCAGCAATGTCGCGGTTAAAAAATAAGTCTAAATTAGCTATGGAGTAATTGAAGAATGATTGTCTATACCATACCAAATGAAACTATTGATGCATTAGTCTATCAAGTTTTGGGTAAAACAGTGGGTATTGTAGAAATAGTTTATCAAAACAGCCAAGATCTATATAAATTGCCAGTGATATTACCTATAGGTAAAGAAGTAAATTTACTGGAATCGGTATATGAAAAAAATTTTAATTTTATTAATTTATGGGATTAACCTAATGACAGAGCCCACTAGTCTAACTTTTACCTCAATTATCAGAGCTTTTTCATTATCTATGATTTATCCTAACACTGAAAATGGTGTTATTTTAGGCGCTCTTTGTGGTTCGATTTTATTAGTGATTAGTGAGCAATATATTTCTCCTTTTCGTCGCATCGTCCTATTTTTTATCTCATTTGCTATAGGTTTGCTCTTAGCTGAAATGACACAGTATTTACTCATCCCAATTTTTCCGGCCAATATTCAAACTAAGATACCACCAGGATTAGGTGCATTAGTTGCATCAGCTATTAGCGTTAAATTATTACTATGGCTAATCAAAAAATTCGATGATCCAACTGACCTTTTCAATAACTTTAGGGGTAAAAAATAATGATAACGATACTCAATGCTATTTTTTGTTTAATGATTGCAGTGCGATTATTTACTTTCGATCGCAATAATTGCCGCCACAAAGTTAAATACAGTTGGTTAGCTTGGTTAATGATAGTATCAAGTGCTGCTGTTAGCTTATTTTCATTTTTTAATCTACCTCATCGAGCTAATTTAGCTCAAGTATTTATGAATACATCATTGTTGATCTGTTTATTAAAAAGTAAAGGCAATATAAGCACACTTTGCCGTTCAGAAAAATCGGCTAACAACACCAATTCACAATAATGCAATGAAATGATTGCAATAAATTGAAAAATAGCGATTTAATCAAATGAATAGTTGTATTAAATATTTGGACCGATGACACTAGATTTAGGATTACGGTTTTAAAGTAACCAAAATTATTCATAAATATTAGAAGAATCGGTATGAGAAAAATCAATTATTTAAAAGAATTTCTGTAAAAAAATCTGCTAGACAATAACTCAGCAACTAAAAATCAATTCATTATCAAAGATGGTTTTGTTGAACCTTTCTGTGTGAATAGTTCAAGATTTCAATACCATTTCAAATTATCGATAAATTTAACAGATTGTCGCTGACCTTTTGAAGATTTAATCACTAACATAGCTAATCAGCCAGATACCATGATTAGCCCACAATCACGCCGACAAGGATTAAGTTTAATGATGCAAATATCTCTTATAATCAGTGTGATTTAACAAATGAATTAACATTATCTGAACGGATAAAACCGATACAAAAGCACGAAAAAGCTGAATTTAATTCTTTAACAGGTTGAATAATATTGCAAGATACATTAGAGAATTAGAGTTACTAATAGCTTTTGATTTGCTTGTCCAATAAAATACTTACAATTAGCATCTGTATTTTAAATTTGTAATCTAGTAAATGATTTTAGAAGCTTAAAAGCCCCCCTTTACTCAACTTTTTTGATATTAAAAAGTTCTCTTCTAAAAATTTTAACTAAAAATTCATACGTCAATAAGCGTTTTGTTAATGATTAAAGATTATGCCAATTGTTATAAATTGCTGCGTGATTAATCAACTAGAACAAGATTCAGATTAACTGTGTTGTTGCAAACAATAAAAAATAAATTATTAACAGTCGAATATGAATATTGAAGCATTGATTATTATCTAATTTCAAATGGATTGGATTAAATTTAGCTAAAAAATTTATTAATCGTAAACTAGCCTTAAAATTTGCACACCCAAATAGCTATAATTAGTAGTAATAAAAAACACAATGTAGGCGAATTTAATTCATCCTATTAACAGTTGATTCTCGTGTATAAAGAGAACGCTCAAGGAGATTGTTTAATTATTAATATAGAAATCTTCTGCTACTCTACAAATATAATCCATTATTGATTTATCTCTGGATTTTTTGTGGGCGTCAGGAGAAAAGATTGCTAATAGAGAGAAGTGATTGATACTTAATGATCCACTAATATAAACTAAACAAGCGTCAGTTTGTCCTTTTTTGCAAACTCTGTAATATTGTGCGTCTGAATCATTAAATTTATTTGGTGGGAAGCACATATGAATGTGCATTAAACCAATCTTATTTGCTAAATATGGTTCAACATAAGCAACATCTCTGCCAAAATAATTAGGAACCAAATCACCATTGCTTTCTTTATATTTTTTAAAATCACGAATAATTTGCTTCTCTAAATTTGGATATTTATCAAAGATAGGTTTGAAAAATCGCTCTCTTGTTTGGTCGTTAATAGATACTGAAAAGTCCATTTAGCATCCTTTCCATTTAGTTAAGATGCCAAAATTCTATTTGTTGAATATTCTGTTAACTCTTTCAATCCATTGAAATCTATGTCACTTTCAAAGTATGTTGGCACTACTTTAATTTGTTTAGCTAATAATACTAACTTGTTAAATTTCCCATAAACTATTTTGTAATTTCTATAAACTTCATTGAACTGATGATCTTCTTGTACCGAGCTAATCTTGCTTTGTTTTGCCATAGCTGTTTTAAAAAGAGTATCTAATAGCAGAAACATATCGTTTATTTTGTTTAGCTCAATAAACATTTTTTCAGAGAGCTTTTCTGGTGAATTGATTAATTCAATATAACGCTTGTCAATTATTTCACATAAATTAAGAGAAGAGCTTATTGCTTTTTGGGCAGCTTGCTCTAATAAAGCATTGATACTTCCATTGGTATTTATTTCATCTACCCTATTATCGTTTTTTTTACTTACAACAAAAGGGCTTTCAAAAGAGTTTGAAATTTCATCAGCTTGACTAGAAAAAGCAAACAACGCAGCAAGAATTGCCGAGTTAATCACACTATGATTAGCCATATTTTTCCCTTTTTTAAATGTCCATCTTTATAGCTCACGCTATTAACTTGTGGAAATTATAATCGATCTTTTCAATTCAAGTAAAGTAAAAACTAAACAAACTATTGTTATATTTCTTAACTACCTATAAGGCAGTGAACATAAAAATATTCACTATAAATACTGTTAGCAAAAGGCAAAACGTAATTTTCTTTTTTAAACATATCGTTAATATTCAATTAACCAAGTGATTTTAAGTTAAAAAATGGTTGGATAGAAAGTTAATGATTAAATTATGCCAAATAAACCTAAATCCAACTTGGCTGATTGAAAATTTGTAAAACAAATCTCTACAACCAAGCTTGCTTTATTTCTATCTCATAAAATTTCATCATAGTCATTATGAAAAATTATTATCTCTCCGACTTAGTCGACATTCAAGCGTAACAAAAACGAAGTGATTAAAGCTAGAGAACAAATTACCGCTAAAACAGGTAACAAAATTCAACTAGATACCTCATTGGTTAAATGTAGTGAGTATATAACTAAAGGAGCATTAACCATTGGAACCAGTAGCAATAAAAGCAATACTTTACTTATCTATCCTGGTATTGCTGAAAAAGTAACAACACAATCTAAACGCCATTTTGGCACAACTATTCATTAATCGATATTATGAGGATAATACTATGAATCAAACATACTATACAATTTTAACTCAAAAAGGGGCGGTATTGTTAGATAATGCTACGTCACAGGGTTTTCAACTTAAAATAACTCAAATGGCTGTGGGTGATGGCAACGGTAATATTACTACACCTGATGCAACCCAAACCGAATTAGTTCATGAAGTTAGACGTGCAGCTATCGACAAATTACTTGTCGACAGTGAAAACCCTTGTCAAATTATTGCAGAACAAGTTATACCTGAAACTGATGGTGGCTGGTTTATTAATGAAATTGGCTTATTTGATGATAGAGATAATCTGATCGCCGTAGGTAACTACCCTGCTACTTATAAGCCTAACTGCCTTGAAGACAGTAGTCGAACACAAGTGATTAGAATGGAGTTCATTGTCGATAACACAGAAGCTATTGAGCTGAAAAACGAGAAAATCGAAGTATTTGCTGCGCGGAAATACATTGAACCAAAAGCCGATGCTACTCAAACGGCTGCAACTCAAAAATATGTTAATGATACAATTACCGCAAAAATAACTACTCATGAAAAATCAACCAATCACCCAGATGCCACCACTAGTGCCAAAGGTTTTGTGCAACTGAATTCAGCAATTAATTCTAAGCTCGAAACTCAAGCCGCAACACCACGAGCGGTCAAAAAAGTGTATGATAAGGCAGTAAAACGTGCTGGTGACACAATGACGGGTCAATTAACATTGTCAAATAAAGGATTGAAAATAAACAATGCTAACAATGATTCAATGACACTGATGACTTTAAACGATAGTTATTCACATGTGTTTTATAATGCTAAAACTAACACATCGGCAAGAAAATTAGACTACGATTCAACCGAAAACATTTGGCGTTTTCAAAATGTAAAAGATGTAACTATTAACGATAAACCAGTTCTAAAAGCAGGTGATTATGGAATTGGTGCAAAAGCCGGTGCTCCATTGAGTAATCCAGAAAAACGATTGTTAACCGGTTTCTATGGCGTAACTACCAATAAATTTGCCTCAAATCTCCCAAAGTTCATATATAATGATTGTAATGCAGCGTTGGCAGTTTATGCTGCGGAGAGCGATTACGGTGCTCACATTGAGCAATTATACGTTGCTGACTATGATTCACCAAAACTTTTTAGCCGTTGTGGATATACTACTTATAAAAAGGCTTGGGTTGAGACCGTCACAGAAGCAAATATAGATCGTTTTATAACGCCAGTCGGCGTCCCACTACCGTGGCCTAAATCTAAACCACCTGTAGGATATTTAGAGTGTAATGGAGCTAACATTGATACGGAAAAATACCCGAAACTAGCTTATGCATATTGGGATAACAAATTACCAGATTTACGAAATTGGGATAATTCTAGAAATAAAGATCGCCCTGATGGTAAAGATGTTACATTTATGTATATAGTTAAAGCTGAATAATCAGGAGGATATTGATGAAATACCAATTACAACCTGAATCAGCTGTATTAGATAATAGCGGTTTAACAATTTCAGCTGGTTGGACCGTTATTTATAACGTTGACGCTAAAGGTGAATTTTTACAAGCCACTTATCAATATTTACCAATTGGTGTTGGCTTACCGGCTAATGCTTATTTAGAAGCACCACAAAGCGTTAAAGATAATCAGGCAATCATTCACAATGGTCAACAATGGATCTATCCTAAAGATTTACGTGGCACTAAGATTTACTCAATTGAAACGGGTGGAGAAACTATCCTTCAAGAGGTGGGTGAAATTCCTGATGGTTTTACTGAATTAAAACCAGCCAGTGAATTTGATAGCTGGGATGGGAAAAAATGGCAATTTGATAAAAATAAACAACATCAATATGAAGTCAATCAAGCTTTAACTAAGAAAAATCAATTTCTTGCTGAAGCAGCTTCACAACTCAGTTATCTACAAGATGCTGTTGATTCACAAATTGCTAGTGAGCAAGAAGCACAATTACTCGCTGAATGGAAAAAATATCGAGTGCTAATAAATCGCATTGATATCGAACTAGCGCCAAATATTGAATGGCCAAACCAACCAAAATAAAGTAACTAAAAAGCAAAAACCTTAGTAATTTCACTAAGGTTTTTTTATTCACATCTTATATTTATAACGTTTTTTTATCTCAGCTGTTTGTAATAGTTTTTTTTACAAATCCATCCATTAACTAACTTTTTTAAACTGTGTCATTATCTTTAGCAAGCCATTTTATAAAATGCAAATCTAAAGTATTTTATAAGGTATTCGTAAACTAGATATTCAAAATAAACACAATCAACTCATTCGCTCGCCCTATTGGCGATTCGAATTTAGTTTATAGAGTAAAAATATGAGTCAAAATTTTATACGTTAATTACCCAACAAGGGACAGCATTACTAGCCAATGCTACCGCTTTAGGTATTCCACTTAAATTAAATATGAAAACCATTTTGGCACAACTATCCATTTAATCGATACTATGAGGATAAAACTATGAATCAAACATACTATACAATTTTAACTCAAAAAGGAGTGGCATTATTAGATAATGCTACGTCACAGGGCTTTCAACTTAAAATAACTCAAATGGCTGTGGGTGATGGCAACGGTAATATTACTACACCTGATGCAACCCAAACCAAATTAGTTCATGAAGTTAGACGTGCAGCTATCGACAAATTATTTGTCGACAATGAAAACCCTTGTCAAATTATTGCAGAACAAGTTATACCTGAAACTGATGGTGGCTGGTTTATTCATGAAATTGGCTTATTTGATGATAGAGATAATCTGATCGCCGTAGGTAACTACCCTGCAACTTATAAGCCCAATTGTCTTGAAGACAGTAGTCGAACACAAGTGATTAGGATGGAGTTCATTGTCGATAACACAGAAGCTATTGAGCTGAAAAACGAAACAATCGAAGTGTTTGCTGCGCGGAAATACATTGAACCAAGAGCCGACGCTACTCAAACGACTGCAACTCAAAAATATGTTAATGATACAATTACAGCAAAAATCACTGCTCATGAAAAATCAACCAATCACCCAGATGCCACCACTAGTGCCAAAGGTTTTGTGCAACTGAATTCAGCAATTAATTCTAAGCTCGAAACTCAAGCCGCAACACCACGAGCGGTCAAAAAAGTGTATGATAAGGCAGTAAAACGTGCTGGTGACACAATGACGGGTCAATTAACATTATCAAGTAAAGGATTGAAAATAAACAATGATAACAATGATTCAATGACATTGATGACTTCAAGCGATAGATATTCACATGTGTTTTATGATGCTAAAACTAACAGATCGGAAAGAAAATTAGACTACGATTCAACCGAAAACATTTGGCAATTTAAAAATGTAAAAGATGTAACTATTAACGATAAATCAGTTCTAAAAGCAGGTGATTATGGAATCGGTTCAACAGAGGGTGCCCCATTAAGTAATGCAAACGACATATTGTTAACCGGTTTCTATGGCACAACATATAATTGCCCAGGTCTTCCAGATTTAGGATATGACAATAGTAATTATTCGACGCTGGCAGTTTATGGTGGTGCAAGCATATATGGTCATCTTGAGCAATTCTTCTCTCCGACATCAAAGGGACCTAGAATTTTTAACCGTTCTGTATTTAATTTAACTGATAAAAAGAAATGGATTGAGTCTATCACAGAAGCAAATGTAGATCGTTTTGTACCACCAGTCGGCGTACCACTACCATGGCCTAAATCTAAACCACCTGTAGGATATTTGGAGTGTAATGGAGCTGACATTGATGCGGAAAAATACCCGAAACTAGCTTATGCATATTGGGATAGAAAATTACCAGATTTACGAAATTGGGATAATTCTAGAAATAAAGATCGCCCTGATGGTAAAGATATTACATTTATGTATATAGTTAAAGCTGAATAATCAGGAGGATATTGATGAAATATCAAATACAACCAAAATCAGCAGTATTGGATAATAGCGGCTTAACAATTTCAGCTGGTTGGACCGTTATTTATAACGTTGACGCTAAAGGTGAATTTTTACAAGCCACCTATCAATATTTACCAATTGGTGTTGGTTTACCGGCTAATGCTTATTTAGAAGCACCACAAAGCGTTAAAGATAATCAGGCAATCATTCATGATGGTCAACAATGGATCTATCCTAAAGATTTACGTGGCACTAAGATTTACTCAATTGAAACGGGTGGAGAAACTATCCTTCAAGAGGTGGGTGAAATTCCTGATGGTTTTACTGAATTAAAACCAACTAGTGAATTTGATAGCTGGGATGGGAAAAAATGGCAATTTGATAAAAATAAACAACATCAATATGAAGTCAATCAAGCTTTAACTAAGAAAAATCAATTTCTTGCTGAGGCAGCTTCACAACTCAGTTATCTACAAGATGCGGTTGATTCACAAATTGCTAGTGAGCAAGAAGCACAATTACTCGTTGAATGGAAAAAATATCGAGTGCTAATAAATCGCATTGATATCGAATTAGCGCCAAATATTGAATGGCCAAACCAACCAAAATAAAATAACAAAAAAGCAAAAACCTTAGTAATTTCACTAAGGTTTTTTATTCATATCTTATATTTCTAACGATTTGTCATTTTAGCTGTTTGTAATAATTTTTTACAAATCCATTAATTAACTAACTTATTTGAATTATTTAACTATTTTTAGCTAAAAAATAAATTCACCCTTAAGAGTGGTTAAACAAGAAATTACGCTTGGTTAGTCAACTAACAACCTAAATACCATTACAAATAATAAACAACAGGTTATAGTGAAAGCAAACATAAAAAATAATTTAACATCACTAAAGTTGCTCATTCTGGTGCATCAGATATCATAGCTATTAGAGGAACTGTTGCCGATATATTCTAAGCATTAATAGATACTCAACATGAGCAAATGTATAACAATATTACTATTGATAGTTTAAAGGAATAATTTATTTATCATTGCTCTAAAGTATTTGGTTTTATACGCATATCCCACATTCACCAAACGAAAAAATCAAATAGAGGCTTTGTTACTCAAATAATTGATAGTTAATCAAACTATAGCTTAACCAAAAATTACAATCATTTAATAAATACCAATACAAAATTAAATAAAATTAAAGTATAAAAATACTGAATTTAAGTTTAAATTAATGTAAAATTAATCTACACTTAATAAAAGAGGTTTGTCACATGAAATGTCCACATTGCCGGAATAAAACATTTATAAGATCGAGTGAAGAAATTAGTAACTTAACCCGCAAACAGTATTACCAATGCTCCAACATATTTTGCGGACATACTTTCACTGCAATGCAATCAATATCTGAAACTATTGTACCAAGCGCAATCCCAGATCCAAAAGTTAACATACCAATATCACCATACAGCCGTCACGCCAAAAAAGTCTAAAACATTACCAGGTTGAATCACAAACCAACCTGGTCCCCTATTACCTAGCACAACTATTAACAGTTTATTTTTACTATCTACTATCTCTATTTTGCAAGATAAAAAGATTAAATTAGAAAAATATCAATCGCCATTTTATCGCCACAGTCAAAAATCACATGATAAATTAAATGTTATAAAAAAGAATAACCAATTGAATTTAAAGAACTTTGATGGTGGCCCCTACTGGACTTGAACCAGTGACCAATCGATTATGAGTCGACTGCTCTGACCAACTGAGCTAAGGGGCCATTTAGATGTGCTACTGACTTAGTAGGATTGCGATTATAATAGAGTTAGAGGAAATTTGCTATAGTTAAATTATTAAAATAGGTTGGTTTGCTTGTTTATTAAACTGTATTTTATTGGATTTTATTCAATTATAAGATCTTATATTATTTATTTAATTATCCTGATACAATAATAAGAGCTATTTTTATGCTTCATTGGTTGAGGGAATATTATGTCTTTAAAAAAATTATTAATTATTAGTACAACCATTTCAACAGCATTATTTTTAAATGCCTGTAGTGGTTCTAACTATCAACCTACGGCTGGTGGTAGTCAAGTTCAGTTTATTGACACTAAGCCTGCCGATAACTGTCAATTTTTAGGAAAAGCAGAAGGTCGTCGTGGTACTTTCTTTTCTGGTTTGAAGACACACAGTGAGCTTATTCGCGATGCGGCATCAGAACTTAGGAATAATGCTGCTGCAATGGGTGGCAACGTAATTTATAATGCACAAGATACTTCACAACAATATATTTCTGATATTGCACCTACGGATGCGGTAATGGTTGGCGAAGTTTATAGTTGTAAATAA